ATCTCGCCCGCCGCCGCGCGCTCAACCAGCGCAAATAACGGTCCCAGCTCATCCTCTGCTGCGACCAATGCGGCAAAGCTTGGGCGCAAAACAACCGCCCCGCTGTCGAGCAATAAAGAGGCCTCGCCGCGCGCCTGATTGGCGGACCGCGTCATAAGGACGTCACCATTCCGCTGCTTTCCAATGCCAGCGTGTAGGACCGCTCCCCATTGAAATCGCCCGCATAATCGAGCCGCGCGACCAGGAATTTGCCGCGCAATCGCTCACCGCTTTCAAAGCTTAATTCATAATCATCCAACTGCCCCGAAAAGGCGTTGTTCTTAATCCGGGCCTCCGCCAGCGAGCCTGTAAACACCCCCGCCCCTGACACCGACACCGACCGCACACCCGCGCCCGACAGCAGCTCACGCCATGCGCCGCTGCCCTTATGGGTGATGACCACGGGGTCGCCATTGATCGACATTTGCGTGGTGCGCAGGCCCGCGACCGTTGCGTATACGGGCGTCGCTGCGCCATCACCAACCTTCAACAGGAAGGCGCTTCCTCTTTCTACTGGCATTTGCTCCTATCCTTTCGAGAATGTCCGCGCATCGGCGGAGAAAATATTGCTTGAGTTAGACCGCGAGTAACCGGACGCGGTGCTCAACCAGCCCCGCCCATGGCCCCGCCGGATCGCGCACGATCATCGATCGCAGGAAGACCACAGTCGCAATTCGCCAGCCCGATAAGTCGCGCGGGATCGCCAATAAGGCGTCGTCGACATGGCCCATCAGGTCCGCCAGCCGCGTCGCAGCCTCGCCATCATCCCACACGGTAAACGCCAGACGGATTTCACGGCCCTGTTGCGTTTTCGTGCTCCAGTCGCTCGTGACCCCGTCGGTGACCGCGACATAAGGAAAGGCGGCGCGGGGCGGCGGGCCGTCATAAATGCCCGTCAATTGCGCCGCCAACACCGGATGCGCCGATAGCGCCGCCACAGCCGCGGCTTGCACGGCTTGCACTGCATCACTCATCGTCCGAAACTCCGTAATTGCACATCGTCCAGCATCCGACGGCGCAGGTTTTTGCCCACTAAAGTCACGCCGTCCGCACGGCGTTCGGCCCGCACGCCTCGCGGCAAGGGGGTTGCCATCAACTGGTCGGTTACTTGCTGCACATACGCCGCGCCCAAGGCGTCGGCTTTGACGGTCAGGCGTTCGGTTTTCATCGCACTTCTTCGCAGGTCAGATGCATCTGCGCGGGCGTTTGCGGATCGCTGAGCGCCGCGCGCACTGCGAGATATTTGCCCCGCCATGTGAGCCTTGTGCCAAGGCCCACGCCTTCGCGTTTGCGGATTGTTACCCGCCAACGCGGCATGGCAGACAGCGCATCGGCGCGTGTCAGGTCGGCGGGCATGAGCGGCGATACGGCGGCCCAAGCCTGCCCATCATAACGATAATTGCCCACCGCCCCTGCACGGCTGTCGCGCGTGCTGAGCCGTGTTTCGATGACGATATGTTCGCGCAGCGTGCCTGCAAATTCGCTGCTCATGCCAATTGCACCCGGCGGAACGGCAGCAATAACGCCAGTGCGGCTGCAGGTGGCCCCGCATCATCACTCGCGTCGCGAGTGTCGTAGAAATATGCCGTCAGCCGCAACAAGCCAAGCCGAAGCGATTCCGGCAGGCTAGCCCAATTCGCCGATAGGCCCACGCTCAGCGATACCTCCGCACGCCCGGCACTGCCCGGTTGTAGCACCCGGAAATAGGCTTCGCCGCGGGAGCTGATCTTTGCCTCCCATGCGGACGCGGCCAAGGCAAAACTGGCGCCCTCGGCCGGAATGCCTGTCACGCTCACGACCGATTGCACGGGCATCGCCTGCAATATTTGCCAGCCTGATCCTGTTGTGACGATATCCTTGGCGCCACGGCGGATCAGTATCTGCCGCGTAAACTGCTCGGCATGTTCAACCGCGGCGGTGGCGCAAGCGGCGAGCATATTGTCATCGGTGCCCGCATCGACACGCACATAGGCCCGCACCTCGGCCAGCATGACGCTGTCGAGGCCGAGCGGATCAAGGCTCAACATCGGATATTCCTTTGAATTTGGGGACACGCAAAACATTGGCTGCGCGTTGTTAGCCATATTGGCGCTTTATTTAGTCAGTTTATAACCAAAAAGCCCCTGCCCCCTTATCATGCGGGCAGAGGCCAAAATGCTTAGGTCAAGGAAAAGCGCATCAACTTAATCGCCGCCGAGTTAATCAGCGCGCCCCCAATGCGTTTGGTTGCGTAGAAATGGACATAAGGCTTGTTCGAATACGGATCGCGCAAGATATTGGTCTCGCTCCGTTCGGCAATCAAATAGCCCGCTTTAAAATTACCAAAGGCAATCGACAGGCTGTTCGCCGATATGTCGGGCATGTCTTCGGCCTCAATGACCGGATAGCCCATCAACATATCCGGCTGTCCGGCGGCAAGGCTCGGTTGCCAGATGAATGCACCATCCGCCGTTTTGAACCGGCGAATAATCGACAAGGTCGATGCATTCATCACCCAGCTTGCACCTTGGCGATAAGGCGCGCGGACCGCGTGCACCAGCTCCACCAACTTATCTTGCGGGTTGGTCGGGGCAAAGCCGCCCGCCACCCCCGTCGGCACATATTGCAACGTGCCAAAGGGCCGCGTCGCATCATTTGTGTTGGCAACCGGCGCGGTCAGAAATCCGCGCGGGCGGTTGATGCCATTACCATTGATGAAGGCTGCACCTTCGGCTTTGGCAAATTCGGATGCAATTTCATCCGCCAGCCAGGCCTCCACATCAAATGCCGCATCATCCAACATCGCCTGCGTCGCGGCCGGATTGGCATAAAGGTCGCCAAAGCTCGGCACGATTTCATTGAAGGTCGGTGTCCCCGTTTCCGGACGCGTCGCCGTCTCTGCGGCCCAACCCGATGTCACGCCATTTTGCGTCACCAGCTTGCGATAACCGGCTGACCCCACACGCACCACGCTCGAAATCGCGCGAATGGGGGAGATGGATTTCAACACGCTGTCGATAACCTCATCAATTTCGCGCGGCACGGCAAAGCCGCCATCGGCCGGTGTTACACCCGTGAAGCTTTTCAACTCCACCTCCGACCCGCGCCGCAAATAGCCATCGACAAAGGCCGAGCGCGCGGGGTCCGCGACCTTGCCGCCGGACAAAACGGGCCGCGTCACGGCCACCGCCGGCACCGCCCCGTCAAAAACGGCGTCAAGATTGTCTGCTTTAACTTCATAATCCATGTCATTCTCCTTGCGTGAAATGTGTGATCTCTGAGGCGCTTGCGCCGCCCGCCTCGACCGCCAGCACACGGGCGAGCGGCTGCATCGGGGTGGTAACAACACTGACCTCAATGAGGTCGATGTCGGTAAGCTCTCGATAATCCTGTTGCTGCATCGCACGCACGCGGTAGCCAAAGGACAGACCGCTGCCCGCCTGAACAGAGGAATTGTCATCATCGAGTTGCGCAATGACGCGCAGGCCGCGTGCATCCTCACTTAAGCTTTCGACAAAGCCGATGCGGCGGCGTTGGTCATGTTGCCACAGCAACGGCAGGCCCGCTTTTGCCGCGCGCGCAAACGCCCCCTTGCGGACAATATCGCCGCCCTTGTCCGGCGCATCAAAGATCGCGGCATAGCCCGCCAGCCTCATTGGCTGACCAATCCGGGCAGCCCCAATCTGAACGCAATGCCGATCAGCAACATCGCCAGCACCATGCGCACGACCCAGCCAATCGCTGCCTTGCGTGCCGATCGTTTAGCGTCGCGCCATGCAGACAGCAGCTCGCGCAATTCGCCCATATCCTTGGCGGCGCTGGCATCATCCAGCCCCAACTGGGCCAGCGCACGACGCGCACCGGTTTCGGAGGCCTGCTCCAGCAGACCTTGCAGTTCCTTATCAATCATTAATGTTTCCTATGTGTAAATCGGACCCAAACGGGCTGCATCCGCCATTACGGGTCGCGTGATTTTCTCAGCGTCATGCGTGGTGCAGACGGCAACCGGCGGTCATTATGTCTTTTGGAAATGCAACGACAGCTAGGTCGCAGGACTCTCATCGTCGTCGGGAAAATCGTCCAATGTCAGTGTTCGGAAATTTCGGTCCCGATTGGGGTAGATGACAGGCTTGTCGCCATAACGGGCGCGAAGAGCATCCTGCCGATAGTCCAGCGAGTCCCATTCATCCTCGAGATCATTGGTGTATATGAACTCGGCATCGAAGCTGCCATCCTTGATATCGTAAAGCAACATCGACCATTTCTTGTCAGCTGGCGCGGCGTCCCATAATTCCAATATGGTATCATGAACGTCATGTCCGAAATCATGATAGACAATTTTGTCCGGCAGATTTTCAAAAATTGCCCCGCCGCTCAGTTGATCGGCAGCCCGGATAAAAACAAAAACATCATCGGGAATTTTGCCAAGCGTTTTGGCGACAAGCTGCCCAATTTGATTGAGCAGTTTACCCATTTCTTCGGTTGCCATGACGTCCCTCCTATTTTTTATTGGGCATTCGGTCGATCTCATCAATGCCCCCAATATTTGAAAATACGAATATCCAATCTGGTCGCCGCGAATTTCCGGTGTAACTGGCACGAATGTCAACGGACACCCGTTTACCAGCTTTCAAAGCCTTTTTCCATTTGTTTTCAATGGCTCGGCACTCGCTGACGTTGAAACGTGCATTCTGGGCAAAATGGTTATAGCTGATCTCCGGCCCGCCGAATTCGCGGGCAATGAAATGGCCACCATGATCGTTCGGTTCGCGATTGGGTTTTCCTGCGTTGTTCTGCGCGTAGCGGGATCTTGGCTGATCGGGTTGTAAACGCAATTGACCAGACGCCCGGACCGTCCGATCCTGCTCATCCGCCTCAAAATCATAGCCGCCTGCAGAAATTTTCCGCGTTGTCGGCAACGGTCGCTCGACAGGTGTTGCCAGAACTTTCGGAACAGTGGTTTCGACGATTTCTGGCCGTGGCACTATCGGCTTAGCCAATGGCTTGGCGAGCGGTTTTATCGGTGGCGTGGTTGGTTTGCCCCCATCCCGACTTCGGCTCGCTCCATCGCCACCCGATTGCCCGCCACGAGAACCACCGCCATAAGTCTTCGGCTTTGGCGCTTTGGGTTTTTTCCACTTACCCGAAGCACCGCCACCGCCGAAACTTCCGCCGCCGCCAGCATATCTTTGCCCTTGTCCCGCAAAGGTGAATTGGCCGTTTTCGGTGTCGTGCCAGGGATTGAACTTGAATTCGAGTGCACCCGCTTCGTTCGATATCCCTGCTGGCGGCACAATGGCCCCAAGGCCCACCGCCGCGCGTTTTTCTTCCATTGTCAAAAAGTCTGCGGCGCCCACTTGCGCCCATAAACGCTCACGATCCTCGGCCAGCGCAGGGATTGCATCCAAATCCAGTCCCAACGTCAGGCCATCAAAATAGGGGCTCAGCCCTTGCCCCAGCGCGTCCAAAATCTTGCGCGCCAAGGGGATGATGCTCTGGTTCCAAAGCGCGCGATTGGCCTCGCGATAATTGGCGTAGGTCGCATCGCCCGGCAGGCCAAGCAACACAGGCGGCACACCAAAAGCGAGCGCAACCTCGCGCGCCGCCGCCTCCTTCAATCCGGCAAAATCCATCTCCGCCGGGGTCAGCGCCATGGCCTGCCATTTCAGGCCACCCTCGAGCAGCATCGGCCGTCCGGCATTACCCGCGCCTTGAAAACTAGCGGACAGCTCCTCCTTCAACCGCGCATATTGTTCGCCGTTCAACGTCCCGCTGTCGCCCATGTCATAGACCAAGGCGCCCGATGGCCGCGCCGCATTATCGAGCAACGCCTTATTCCATTTCGTCGCCGCATTATGCGTCGCCACCGCGCCCGACGCGGCACTGAGACAGCCCAGCCCATAATGGTCATCGAGCGGGTGAATTGACCGGATATGGATGACATTTTCGGCGGGCAAACGGCTCGCGACTTGACCCGCTTTATAGACAAAGGCCACGGGCCAGCCGCGCGTGTCGGCCTCTATCGTCATGCGCTCAGGCCGCAATGCAAACAGCTCGGCGGGCCGTCCATCATTACCCGACAAGAGCTCCACATACGCATTGCCATGCAGCAACAGATGCGTCGCCACCGTCTCCATCAACGCTTGGCCCGCCGATGTCGCGCGCACCAATTCTAACGCGCGTTTATCGCTCGCGATCAGCGGCGCCGACGCCAATCCTTCGGCAATCAACCGCACCGCGCGCTGGGCAATAGCGTTGGACAAATAACCTTCGCGCATCTGCGCTTCATAATGCCGGGGCCATTCGCCCAAGCTGCCCAAAGCATAGCCGCGCAAGCCCGGCAGACGATCCTGCTGCACACGCGTTTTGGCCGGACGCAGAAACCCACGCCCGGCTGATTTCCAACCGAAGATATTCATATTTTTGTCCTTTTGCTTAGAGCAACCGCACCTGCGGCACGCGTTCAGTTTTGCCGAGCATCAGTTCGCTCAAGGCCCACACCAAGGCGTCGGCGCGGTCGGGGGAGCGGCCGGGGCCTTCATAGCCGCCACCTGCAATCAGGCCGCACATCTGGTCCTCCAGTTCCAAAAATGTCCGCACATGAAAGACCCGCCCAGCTTCGTATAAGGTCGCGATCGGCTCGGCGCGGACGGATTTGCTTTTGCTTGCGTGCGCCCGCTTTATGGGCATCATAATGTCCGCCGCACGCAGCACGGTTTCGACCATATTGCCGCCCTGATTGATCTCCGCCACCACACGGTCCGCCTGCCA